ATCAAAGATCGACATTGCTGTAAACAGTGTCGGTGCAACACTTGATGCACAACGGCGTAACGATAAATACTATGGTGAATGGACCTCAATGTTTGGTCGGTTGGGCCAAAAATTGGGGTTTAGTCAACAATGAGGGTGCCTTGGTAGCCGGACTGGTTGTGAAGCAGGTGTTGTTGACTTGCATCACGACGCTTTGACTGTTACGGTTGCTAGGGGTGCTCTTCCTCATGAGAGGAAATACTATCAGGTAGTTGGATTTACCCCACCGACCAACTACCTTGTACATAATTCATCTATAAATAATCTTCTGCGTGGCGTGTTGACTAGAGTCTTTTATGCCAAGGGTAAATTGACTCCTAGGCCTGTAGCGGGGATCTATCGTGAGCGTGTCTCTTATTTCAGAGACCTTTTGTGTAAGCGGTTTCGTTCGACCACCCCTATATCTTATGATGAATTTCTTAAGTATTATAAGGGTCGCAGGTTAACGTTATACACAAATGCTGTGAATAGTTTGCTTACCCAGAGCATCTGTTCGCGTGATTCTCACGTACGTGCCTTTGTTAAAGCAGAGTTTATTAACTCTGATGCAAAGACCGATCCGGATCCACGGGTTATTTCTCCCCGGGACCCAAGATATAATGTTGAGTTAGGCAGATATTTGAGGCCAATTGAGCACCAAATTTATTCAGTTATTGGAAAAATTTTTGGTGAACCAACTGTTCTTAAAGGGTATAACGCAAATCAAATCGGTAAAATCTTTCACAACAAATGGAAGAGGTATCGTAACCCAGTTGCCATTGGATTGGATGCTAGTAGATTTGATCAACATGTATCCATTGAAGCATTAGAATGGGAACATTCATGCTACAATCGCATCTATAAATCAAAAGAGTTATCAAAATTGCTGAAAATGCAATTGCGTAATAAGGTTAAAGGTTATTGTAGGGATGGTAAGTTGAAATATACTACTGAAGGTTGTCGAATGAGCGGTGATATCAACACTGCTCTTGGTAATTGCCTCCTTATGTGTGCACTTGTTCATGCATATTCTAAGGAAAAAGGTATTTCTATTAGTTTGGCTAATAATGGAGATGATTGCACCGTGATTATGGAATGCTCAAACCTTGTTGCGTTTCAGTCTGATCTCTCTCATTGGTTTTCTACTATGGGATTCACAATGAAGATTGAAGATCCTGTTTATTGCATTGAGGGTATTGAATTTTGCCAAACACATCCTGTGTTTGTTGATGATTCTTATATCATGGTTCGTAATTATCCTCAGGCAATTGCCAAAGACACCCTGTCCCTGCGTGATCTTAGTAACCCACGCATTTGTAAGCGATGGATGATGGCTGTTGGTGAGGGTGGCTTATCTCTTACTGGAGGTATACCTGTATATCAGAGTTTTTATAGTAATTTCTATCGGGCTGGTTCCCTCATAGAAATTCCTACTGCACGTGCTAGGAAACGTAGATGGCGCGATAACAATATGGCTGATGTTGAAATTACTGGTGGTCTCTCTTGGCTTAGTAAAGGTATGTGTAGGAAATATGGTAATATTTCTCCTAAAACACGACATTCCTTTTATTTGGCCTTTGGGTGTACACCAGATCAACAAATTGCCATTGAAAGTTATTACAACACTATTGATTTCAAACATGATGTGGTTAACTTTGGTCGACAGGTTAACCTTCCTGGTTGGTTTTAACGATTTGTTGGGTTCACTGATTTAAAAGGACCAAAACGTTGGGTATAAACCTGTAAATATTTACGTGCTATCCAGAATGCCGAGAGACTGCACGGCTCCACCCTTCGGGGATCAGTGAATGAACAGTCCAATTTCCATGTTGTTGGATCCAATACAAACATGGCTGGAAATAATTCTACAAAAGTTCTCAAAAAGAAAAAGTTGGTGAAGACCAAACGAAATGCGTCTACATCTAATGCACTTGCGGCCTATGCTCCTGGTGCTCCTGTTTCTACCCTTTCCATGGTTGGGCGTAAATCAACTATGCCTAGGATGATACAGATGGGTGATAAGTGTACGGTTAAAAATTATGAGTTGTGTGCTATATTCCCAACTGGTAATAGTGCCTTTCAAGCACAAGGCCTGTACATTAACCCAGGTATTGTAGCTAATTTTCCTTGGCTAGCACCAATTGCTCTAAACTTTCAAAAGTTCAAATTTCGTCAGCTTCGATTCTTCTTCTCTTCTTCATGTCCAACATCAACCGTTGGTAAAGTTTGGATGTCTGCAAGTTATGATTTTCTAGATAGTGCTCCTAGTACCTTTGCTGTCGCTGTCACTTCTCAAAATTGTTCCACCGGTCCTGCTTGGTTTGGTGGCACAATTAATGAAGAGAAGGCATTTGAGCGTGGCATTTCTGCTGAAGGAAATATCTATATTGATTATGACTGCACCAAATTTGCACAACCATGGTATTATGTCCGCGCCGCTGCATCATTTTCTACTGGTGGGTCTATTACTGGTACACCTACTGGTGGTCTTGGCACTCTTGCATTCGTCCAGGGGTCTAACCCAGAAGCATCTGGTCTCCCTGGCCGTTTATTCTATGGTAATAGTTCTGTTACCACCAA